TCACCGGGCGGATCGCAATCCATGTCGTCATATTGCTTCACCTGTTTTTTCCCGTCCCCCACTGCGACAAATTGCTGTCCCCCACTCTCTCCCCCTTTTGCAGGCGGCTCGCCGCCATGCGTATCCCTCCAAATAGACAAACAGGCTGCAACAGCCTGATCTTGTTCACGCTTGCCGTCGCCCATCATTTCCGGCACGCATCTAGAGGTAAATTCGCTCTGAGTCTCTCCGGGTTTCGGCTTCATCGGCATGACACTCTCCAATCTCGCTCTATGTCGGCAGCCAGCCTTCATCGTGACCGAGCTGTTTTGCGGTGTGAACAGACAGATGCCCGTTGTCGTCTTCGATCACGTAGCGAATCGCGCCATCACGTTTGGTCACGATGCCCGCCAGTGTCCCTGAGTAAGTATAATCGGTTGTGGTCACGGTGACGCGGACCGGTGCGCTGGTCTGTAAATAGATTGCTGCCATCCATCATTTCCTCGAACGCCGCGAGACCGGCCAGACACATCAGCACATAGCCACTGGAAAAACAGAGCAGGCTTTTTGTCCAAAGCTCAAGCATCGGAATTTTTCTTCTTCTGTTCCGCCAGCCATTTCTCGCGGTTCTTGCGCCGGATCGCATCAACTTGTTCCGGATGCGTTTGCGACCAGTCGAGCCAGTACGGCAGTTTGCGGTCCAACTCCATTTGCAGAATATCGATGTGTTCGACTTCAGGTTTTTTGGCCATGATCACGCCGCCACCTTCAACGGCACCTTGTCAAACGTTGGGGCCTTACCAGCCCATGCGTCCCAGCCGTGCCACGCTGTACCTGTCACCACCACTTCATGCTCGCTTTGGACGTTGATGCCAAAGGCGGGAACCGAAAGCGCGGCGGTACGCGGCACGCTGGCGCGCAACACGACACGATTACTGCCCGCGCCCCAGTCATTGGCGACACCCGGATCGGTCGTGGTCGACGCTGCGCCATTGCGCAATACGTCCAGTGTCGGCATATAACGATAGCCTGCGATGTCATGCCCGGCACCGTAGTGTCGAAGCAAGGGCAACAACTTCTCGAACGTCGCGCGATCCTCAAAAGTAATGCCGCGATAGAGTCCCAACGTTTTAATCCCGGCCTTGTCGAGCAGATATTGCGTGGTCTCCCATTTGGCGCGAACATAAGCCCTCACACCGGCCCAGCCACCAATGCCCTTATAATCTTTGTCTGCGTATGCGCGCATCGCATTAGCGTCAATGTCGGCGCGCGTTTGTTTATTTAACCGACCGCCAAGTTCAGCCGCCGCCGCAACCTGCAGCAACTTGCCGTCGGTTGTAGTCGATGACGCTTTCCACGCACTCCACAATATCGAATCGGTGGTCGCGATCCGTTTCTCCATCATCGCTTTCCATTGCGCCGAACCTTTTTCAGTGCCAGTAATCTCCGGAGCTGCGGCAGGACGGGAAAGCAGCACCTCGACGGCACGCTTCACCGACAGATAGCGCGCGAGTTTCTGAGTGCGCTGATAATCCTGCCCGGATGTGTCGTTGAGAGGATCGTAGGTCTTCGGCAATGCTTCGACTTCTAATTTTGAACTCGGTGCTTCCCCGCTTCCAGATTTATCCTTGATAACATCGGTGTAATGCTTGGCGTAATTGAACTTGTCCTCGTCATCCTTGTCATCCCAACTCTGCTCCATGAATTCCTTGACGTTGTCGTGCAGATAGTCCGGCGCATCCATCTCTGATGAAACGTCATCCGCTTTCTTATTGAAGGCTTCGTTGATCGCCTTCTCGATGCCGTCGCGCATCTCTTCGGTCAGATAATCTTCCGGTTTCACCGCTTCGATACCGGGAAACGACTGCTGCGCCGGATCGTAACCAATCGGCTGCTGCAGCTTGTCTGGATCAAATCCTATGTCTAGTTTACCTGTGCCCTCACCATTGCTGTCGTACTCGATTCGCATCGATTCCAGAATTTGCTTGTTGGTAAAAGGCAGATCAGCCTCGCCTTCGTCCTCACGCTCCTTGCGGTATTCGATCAGCGCATCTGGTGCCCATTCACCGTGTGAACCAAAGTCATCGTTGAATTTATAGGCCATCGTAGACTTGGCGTCGTCAGTCGATCCGCCGCTGTCGTGCCAACTCTGCACTTCGCTGTCGTAATAGCTGCTTTCGTTACCGCTCTTCCATTGGGATTCGACCTGCTCCTGATCATCGCCACTCAGTTGATCCCATTCTTCCGGTTCGAACGGCTGCTCCTCATCCTCGTCATCTTCCGACGCCGCAGTGGAAGCGCCGGGGGCCTCTCGCGCCAGCTTGTCGATCTCCGGACGCGCGTTCTGGTATTGGGTTTCGAGACGCTTCGCAGTAGCGCGATTCCATTCATCGCCACCGACCTTGATGACTTCCGGATCAAGTTTTGGTTCGGCGGCGCTCCCGGTGCTCCCGCCGGCAGCGCCACCAGCCTCACCACCACCTCCTTCGGTCCATTTGCCAGCCTCATCGCGCGGCTCGTCGGGATCGAATTCCTTCGGCACCGTGATCATGATGTCATCGAAGCCGCGCGCCAAATGACCATTGGCCGCCAAAAACCGATAGGCGACATCGGCGAATTTACGGTAGGTCGCCGGGTCCAGTTGCTGCTGCGCCTGCTTCAACGTGATGAGCTGGTAATTCTTCGGCGCTTCGCTGGCGGGCTTCTTGCCCTTGCCGCCGGTCCACTTCTCGGCTTCCGCGATCAGCTTGGTGATCGAGATGTCGACCCGCGCGATCTTCACCGTGCGACCATCGTTCTCCAGATCGTTGTCTTTGGCGTCGAGCGCCAGTTGTCCGGCCCACGTATGATGGCCGTCGAGAATATAATCGTCACGCGAGACCACCAGCCGCTTGTAGAACCCGCGTTCCTTGATCTTCTGCATCGCGGCGGCGACCTTGGTGCCGCTGATCTCGTTTTGCGTGGCGCGCAGATTGCGCGATTCCTCAGTGCCCTTCTCGATAGCGTAGCCCTGCTTCTTCAGGTACTTGATGAAATCCTTGGTCGCGCCCGCACGGATCACCGGCATCTCGACCCGCGGAATGCCGATCTGATCGGCGCATAGCAAGTTGGTGCCCTTGACGCTGACATTGCAGAGATTGAAGGTCGGCGCGGTCTCGCCGTGCTCGGCCATCTCGGCTGCGGTCTCGCCCAGCCGCTTGATCAGGGTCGAGATTTGCTTGACCTGATTCAGTTCGACCTTGCGGTCCTCGAACAGCGCGCGTTGCGCGTCATAGACGTTGGACGTGTGAATGACGCCCTTAGAGTCGACATAGGCGTTCTTGGAATAACCCGCGCCGGGATGCTCGCCTTCGCCACCACCGCCGCCGCCCTCGGTCCATTTGCCGCCTTCGTCGCGCGGCTCGTCGGAAACGTCGTGGCCGCCTTTCAGCAACGTGTTCTGCATTGGCCTCACTCAATGATTAGACAGAGTTGTTCGAGTGATCGCGCTTCGTACCGGCAGCCGCGACCGGTTTTTTCCAGCCATTCGCGAAACGCCCGTCGCTCTTGCCCGGTGATAAAATATTCATCGAACACGATCACGGTGCCCGCAACGATCCGCGGCGTAAAATGATCGAGCACACATCTGGCTGAATCATAAAGATCGGAATCGATATGCAGCAAAGCGGCGTCGCCCGGATGCTTCGCCAGAAATGGAGCCAATGATTGACTAAACCATCCAATAACTAACCGCACATTGTCGGGCACCTGTGGCGGCTGACAGGCAAAATGCCCGGCCGCAAGACCTGACCACGGTTCCGGAAGTCCCTTGAAGGAATCAAATCCGTAGATCGTTCGACCCTGCAGCGGCGTACTTCCGGCCAAACAATGAATGGTGCCGCCAGTGGCGACACCGAATTCACAAACCAGTCCATCAACCGGGGCAATCGCCGCCGCGTGCTGCAATACTTCGAAGCGGTCGCGATACCAGACAACCTTCGTCGATAAGCTTATTTCTTGGTAGTCGCTGCCTTGACTGCCCACATTGCGGCCTCTTCATAAGCGGTCTGCGCCAACGCCGCCAAACGCGGATCGAGATGCTTCATCTCTTCACAGAGATCGATCAAGTCCGCGGTGTAGCGCTTGAGCTTGTCGACCATGTCATCCTTGCTTGGATTGAACGATTCCCGAACACGCGCCGCGCCGATGCTTCCGCTCGTTGGCGGGTTGTCTAAGAAGCTACCGTCATGATGTACGGCCATGTCATTTCCCTCCGGGTCACCGATGGATTTTCTCCAATGCGCTGGTCCAATCGCCAGCTACATCCTGCCGACAAACTTTGATATTCTGATATAACGGCGACAGCCAGCGCCAGCTCGCCCAATGGCTCAACAGCAGCTTGATATTCGGATGCCCGATCGCACCAGCCAGATGGACGGCCGCGGTGTCGATCGTCACAATTTCATCGCAACACGACATCAACGCCGCGCAATCGGCGAAATCCTCGAACAAAGGCTGCCCAACCCCGATTCTATCAACATCAACCCCATCGTGACGTTGCACGCTGATCAAGCGAACGTCAGGCAATGCCTTGACAAGCATTTCGAGTGGTATCGCACGCGGATAATCATGATCGTGAACAACGCCGGGCGACCATGCCACACCAACGGTTGGTGGATCGATCTGCCGCCGCCATTTGCTCGCCAACTCCAGATCAACCGCAAGATAGGGAGATGTCGGAATCGATTCCGGCGTCTGCTCAAGCACCTGCAGTAAAAACAACAGTGAACAGAAATAATCCGCTCCGATAATTTCACGCACCACTGACCCGCACTGCGCCGCCAATCGTTCAAGTTCGCCCGGCAGCCACAACAATACATGCGCGCCCAACGCTTTAAGCATCGGCACGTAGCGCAGCATCATGATCGAATCGCCAAAGCCGTGGTCGTGGATCAGCAGCAGGCGCTTGCCGCTGATATCCTCCCCGCGCCAGCGCTTCAGACCATATTCGATGCATTGGCAATACCGCGGTCGGCCGAACACCGAACCGCTGTATTCGATCGCGTATGCATATTCGGCAAGACCTTCTCGCCAGCGACCCATCTCCAGCAGGATCATGCCGCGGCTGTAATGCGCCGCCAATGTCGTCGCAAACGACATCGCGGTCTCGACGGCGATCAACGCGTTTGGCAAATGACCGCTCTGCACGGCGGATTTCGCCATCTCGAAACAGCGCAGATAACGCCCGATCAATCCCGGCGACGCACGTTCAGGCATCTTTCGATAACCGACAGCCACGCCGTTGCGATGAACTGCGACATGACCACCGTAGGGAATGCTTTTCGATTCCACATTCAACACCACGCCATCCATCGTCAGCCCGCGCCAGCCGTTTGGCGTGACTTCCACCATGTTGACCGGCGGCAAATCCGGCGGCTCGAACCGAGCCTGCCTTTTTACTTCCAAACTGGAGTCAGCCATGCAACTGCTGCCGAGTTTCGAAGAGCCCACGTCACTGGCCATCTTAGTTTTAAGGCGAGGCTGTCGGTTTGCCACACGCTTTTGGTCGCCTGCGTCGTATCCGGCGTAACCGGTGCGGTATCCATCACTAACGTGCCCGCGTTTACAGTCTCGACAACAGGATCGGCACTGAGCGCGGCGACCAGCGCCTTCGGTGCAATCGCGATGATGTCGTTGCCCACGGCAGGCGACGCCAGCGGAATGATGGTGGCGTCGGTGCCTTCGGCCTTGAGGCTGCCGTATCGGCCGCTGGCGCTGGCGAGACGGCCAATCGATGAGATAAGGAAAAATGGTCCATTGCCGCCAACCGCACCAACGGCATTTAACAACGTGCTCATGTCTTCGAAGAACGCAGCGAACGCGTCGGTGCTGACGCTCGCGGTCAGCGCCGCGATGCCGTTGCGAATGCCCGCGGGCTGCGCCGCCGTCGCCGCGGCGCTGCCGAAAAACACCGCATCAAGCGCCAGCCCCGACGAATAGATCAACGCATCGCCAATCAGCCGCTCGGCATTGGAGGATTGCAGCATTTCTCGTGTCAACACCGCGATCGTCCCCAATTTGGCTGGCGACAGCAATGCTGCCGTCGCAGCCAGTTGTCGCACCGGGATCGGACTGCCTTCCTGAACAAATCCGGAGTTGGCGGCACTGGCAACAAATCCCGGCGCGCTGATCGAGCCCGCGCCATTCCAGTCCAACACAAGGCATCGCCCCATCACGTTGGCCGCAGCCGACGCCGCGCCCATCGCGGCCAGCGTATCGTCGACGCGTTTCTGCGCCAGTTCCTGCGCCCAGCCCGCGACACTGGTCATGGCTGGCGCTGACGCCGCGCGCAACACCACGTCACTCGGCCACAGTTCTTCAATGACATCGGCGACCGCACAGCGCCGATAGCTGGCAATCGCACGGGCGGTCAACGCGCGGGTAAACAGATTGCCGCCCGGCAGCGGCAGCGGTGATTTCTTGAAGCCGCGATCCATCCGCGCGATCTCTTGCTGCATGTGGAATCTCCCATCAAATCTGTGCTAACAAATCAAAATGGCGATTGTCGACCTGCCTCGCTCCAGCTTTGTGGTCGGCCCGTGTCCATGGTCACGCGGAAGGCTGGAGCACCTATCCTATAAGAGCGCTGATATCCACTTTCGGCTTGGCCAGCGGGGCTACACCCATTGCCATTGCCAAGGCAATAGCACCGTCAATTCGTCCGGTCGAACGCTTCTTCGACAGTTTTCGATTGCTGGAATCCTTGCCGGTGTCGCGTACATTATTCTTGCCTTCGACCACCACGGCATTTGCAAAACACATATTCAAAACCGGGTTGCCGCCGTGCGCGATTTCGCAATTGAGAATCCGCGCCTCCAGCTCGCGCAGCGCCGGGCTCATACTTTGCGTGCCTTGGCCAAATTCGACCCATTGATCAACGATGGTTCGTTCGGGAATTCCGCCAGCCAGCAACCACGGCTTGAAATGCACGAAATTCCATCTATCAAACGCCATTTTGCGCACCTTGTGCTGGGCGAGAATTTTGATCACGCGCCCGGCCACCTTGTCATAGGCGACTGCATTGCCTTCGACGGTCTCGATCAAACCTTCGGCGAGCCATTGATCGTAAGGCACATGATCGGTGCGCGAGCGATCGGCCAGACCTTCGTGCGGCAGCCAGAAAAACGGTCGCACATGCCAAACTCCGTCGATCTTGCCGATCAACACCATCGCCGTTAAATCATTGGTCTCACTCAAATCCAATCCGCCGTAAACTTCCTTGCACTTGGTCAGATCGCCAACCGGCATGCTGCACTTCGCCCACACGCCGGGAGCCACGAACTGCGCTACCGCCTCGACCCGCTGATTGAGAATCAGATTGCGATACTCGGCTTCGCGCGACGGCATGCGGCGGGCGTCTTCCGCCATCGCCTTGACTTCGACCGGATTGAGAAAACTGCCGTAGGCCGGATTGGCCAACTTGATGGTTTGCTCGCTGAATGGATCGAGGGTGGGTGGCGCGGTGTAGAGTTTGCAGATCACGCGCGGATCATAACCACCCAAGGCGTCTTCGATCAGTACGCTCAATAGATCGGCATCGGACGGTGCCTGCGTCGAGATGATCACCGACAGTGGATTTTCCTGCGCGCCGGTCGCGGTCTCCAGCGCCTCGTAAAGCTTCGATCTTGGTCCGCGGACTTGGCCCAGTTCGTCGTGCACCATGAATACCGGCGACAGGCCGTAGGCGGTGGAAGCTTCGGCCGACAGCGCCCGGTAATGCGTGCCGAGCCCGTGGCAGTCCAATTCTTTGGTGGAATCTTTCACCGTGACGGCGTCGCGCAGCGCGGGCGACATCCGCACGATCTTGGCCGCCAGATTGAAAATCAGCGCCGCCTGATCGCGCGACAGCGCGCTGGAATACAGTTGGCTGTTGGGCCGCGCCATCGGTCCGCACAGATGTACCAGCAGCAGCACCGCCGCCAGCGCCGTCTTGCCGTTCTTTCTGGCGAACGACAGGATGGCGCGGCGGGTGCCGTGCTCGTTATCATAGATGCGGCGTATCTCGTCGCACTGCCACTCGCCAAGCTTGAACGGCGTGCCGATCAGCTTGCCCTCGGGCACGAAACATTTGCGCTCGATCCAGTCAATGACATCGTCGCCGGTCGGCTTGCGGTGCGGCGCAACGGACAATTTCGGCATCGGTTTCGGCTCGCTCAATTGTGCTTTCGGCCGGCGGTGTTGCGGTCCGGTGGCTTTCGCCACGCCGCCCTTGTACCAAGGCGCGGGCTCGTAACCCGGCCGGTAGCCGGAAAATCTCTCGATCGGTTTCTTGCTCACGCGTCAGCGTCTTTGCCGGTGTGGCGGCCCCAGTCGTGCCACGGCGGTGGTCCCGATACGATCGATGACCGCGCCTTGGAGGCGGCGGTTTCGGGAATGTATTTGCTCTGAATTGTCAGACGCAATTTGGTGGCGACCGACACCGCGCGATCGGTCTCATAACCATGCGCCCGATGCAGCGCGACCAGATGTTCATGCGACCTGACAAGCTGCTTCGCCGTAGCCCGGTTTTTCGGCCCGGCTTCGAGCGCCGCGATCAGCTCGCGCTGGGCGGCGATGTCCTGCGCGAAGCGGTCGGCATAGGCGCTATGGCGGCAATAGGCTTTCAGCAAGGGGACCGTTTCGGAGGTAAACCAGTCCTCTGGCAACCTGATCACGATGCTTTCCCAGAATACCGCCGCAGCCGGTTCCAAGTCTTTGGGGGCGGGTTCCCGACTTCCGGGAATACGAACACCCTCCGCGCGGTATTCCGCTGCCGTTTTTGGTCCACTTTTTACCATATGTTTCAACCACTTCGTTGCTGTTTCGGATAACCATAAAACCTGAACGTGTATCCAAGTACCATTAAACTTGACAACGTAAAGATGGTCAATTTTATCAACAAAATCAACACGTTGATGTAACTCATAACGAGGCTAATTTGCCGCGCCGCCGCGCTGGAACTTTTGGAACTTTCGGATTTTCGGAAGTGCCCCCCACCCCTCACAGTTCCTGAATGGATGGTATACCCATACCTTGGCCCTCCAAGGCGCTTAGGACGCGACTAACGCTTGGCGTAACAGGGATGGTCCTTATCCAGCGGCCAACCATCTACACCTATCGCCGTCGAATAACCACGCTGCTCGATGGTCCGTTTCACCGAATCATGACACGACGCGCACAGGCTTTGCAATGCACCGAACTCGAACTTGTGCCGGTCGCCCTCATGCGGCTCGACATGATCGACCACGGTCGCGGGCGTCACCACGCTGGCATGCTCCAGACAGAGCTTGCACAGCGGATGCTTCATGAGCTGCGCCTTGCGCCGCTTCTTCCAGCGCAGCAAGCCGTACCAGCGATCGGCCTCGTTGTGATGCTTGGCCATCAAGCAACCCGATGTAGCTTGTAACTTCGCTCCACCGAGACCGCGTGCGCGCCCAACCATGGATTGGCCGCCACGTAGATCAGGCCATAAGACAACGTCGAGGTGACGCCGCCAGTGACGATGCGGATCACATCGCTGTAGCGAGCCGCCGCCAGCGGCGCGGTTTTCGCGGCCGGAATTTGGATCGTGCATTGGCCGGCGAGCGCATTGGTTTTGACGATACCGACATCGGTTTC